TTTTATTCCTCCTCCTCCCGAATATTCATAACCGCCGCAATCCCTGCCGCTATCGCCGAAACTCCCAGTCCGACTACAGCGGTCTTGACCGCCGAAACGCTCGAAAAATCAACGTTCGGAACGGCAACCGCTATGTAACCTACCGCCGACTGCACGAACGTTCTAATCGCTCGCTTAACCCAGTTTTTCATGTGTTTGTTCTCCTTTCAGTTCGTCAATCCTGTGGTGTGCCTGCTTGCAGGATTCCTCCACTCTTGTGACACGTTCGTTAAGATTGCCGATTTTCACGGCATTCTCTCGGTTCTGCGTTTTCAAATCGTCAACGCCTGCCTTAATATAGCCAATATCCGACATGATAACGCCCTTGTTTTCCCCCTCGTTGGTATCGTCCGTTCGGCGGTTTCTCGTTGCCGCCACGATTGAAAAAATCAGCGATACAACCAATGCAAGGGAAGATATTACGATAGTTATTATCTGTGCTGTTGTCACGGTGCACCTCAATCCTCGTATTCGATAGCGACATACGGCGTGATGTAATACTTTTTGCCGTTCATTTCCGACTTGTAATACGAACTTGCGGACGGTGAACAAATCTTATAATTTAGAAACGGAAAGTACATCGAACTTGACCTGTCGACTATCGGGCAGATTAGCGTTTGACTGTCGGACGTTTTGCCAAGAAAACCGCCCTCATTTGTGCTGAGAGAGTTGACTGCTGTCGATTTGTCGGCAATTGGAGCGAATTGAGCGTGAATTGTTGCTCCGTTTCCCGCTCCTGTTGCAACAACACCGTAACCGCTGTAATCCGTGTCGAAAACGTCTGCGGTTTTGCTAATAATAATCATTTGTTTTGCATTTGAACTTGATGCGTAACCGCCGAAAATTGCAAGCGTGTTTTCCGTTTTAACAACTAAATAAGAACTTGCATACGCTGTGTAACTTGTACCGTTTGTTGATGGTGTAATAGCCAACCCCGAAGTTGTTTTAGTTGCAAAATTAACGTCACCGTTCACCGCCAAATAAACCTTATCGCTAACCCACAACTCCGTCACCGCTCCGTCATCGTCCGTAACGATTTTGCTCCAGTTCCAAATGTCCTTTATGTCCTCAATCAGCGTTGTGATACTGCCGTTTACTTTTGAAAAAATTTCAATTGCCATTTACGATTCCTCCGTTTCTTCTTCAAGCGTGATTTTGGTTATGTCTTCGGGTGTCAGCGTACCGCCGTCAGCAAGGCGTAGGTCAACTTTAATCTGCCTGCACTTCGATATGCTGATTGTGGTTTTCTTGCCTGCCGTGAGCCATGAAGTGGTGACATACGTTGTCGAACTGCCTGTGTTGTAAAAGCAATACAGCCGATATTCCACAACCGAACCGCCGATTTTATCCGACAGCACACGTACACCGCCTGTCGCATTGTCCGTGAAATAGTGCCAATCCGTAAGCCGAACCGTCAGCCCCGAAACACCGTCATCGTTGTCAACCGATTCAAAATCACTGCCCGAAAACTCCGTTGTCACGCACTCCGCAAATCCCTCGATTCCTTGCTCCGCCTGCACCGCAGGGCTGTCCGCCAACGTCACCGCCACGCCGTTCACCGAACTCCCCGAACTAAGCTTTGTATCGCCCAGATACTGCGTGACTTTGTTGCCGTCTAAGACGTAGTAGACCGTTGTCGGGTCATGGGATTCCATGGTATCAAAAACCTCTTTGGTTGTTGTGAGGAATGACATGCCCGTTTTGAGATACAACTTGAACGCTTTCGAGGGGTTAATTGTTTGCTCTTTTAATGCGTAGAGTCCTACAGTCACAACACTTTCGTTATCCGAAACTGTTATCGGAATTTCGGTTGTACCTCTGTAAACGTATGGTATTTCAATGGTTTCCGTACCCAATCTAATATACAGTGAATATACTGCCTTCGCATCATATCCAAAAGACAGCACCAACTTGTTTACTCCTACAGGAACGTTTGTAAAATCAAAGAGGAATACTTCACCCCCCTCAGAGGGTTCAACGTTTTCGTCAGGCAAATCCGCACGGATATAAGACCCCACACGGCTTGACAGGACATCTATCTGCGTGTCATATTCATCATTTGTTATTGGCAAACTGCCATAGTATAGGCGTGCTTTTTTGTCTGTTTCGCTCACTTGACCGTTCTGGTCAGTCAACTTAGTGCTTTTCTGAACAACGTAAAGGTCTGTTTCGCTGTGAGGCGTATCGCTGTTGTAAACTTCGTTCGTTGTGCAGACAACATTAGTAAGTGCATCGGTTGTAAGCCGAATTTCAAAAACTTCACTCGGAACAAAACTGCCCTCGTATACAACAATATACCCTTCATCGGCAACCACGCTTATTGTCATCTCACTTTTTCCGTCACTCAGGAAACTATAATTTCCCTTGATAGACGTTTCTCCTCCGAGAGAAATCTCAGATGTTTTGTCGAGATAGGTTATAACCACTTTCACGTATGCTATCTGAGAATCAAACGCAAGCTGTGCTTTTCCTGCATTCGGAATGAATTTCACGGAAAACAGTTCGTCTCCGACATTCAGTATGTCATCATAGTTCACGGAATTTGTAGGCAATGCTACCTGAACATCATAGCCATTCAGGTGACCGTCAAGTGTATCCTCGTTTTCTGTCACTCGTGTTGTTAGATTGATTAAGCTGCTGTTTGTTTGACTTATCTGCTGTCCTAAACTTGACCCCACAGAGTTCGCTGTTGTTTTCGCACTATCTGCCGTTGTTTGTGCCGTCTCTGCCGCAGTCTGAGCCGCTGTCGCCGCCGTCTGTGCCGTCTTAGCCGTTGTTTGTGCCGCCGCCGCCGCATCAGCATTCGCTTTCATTTGTTTGTCGATAATGTCCGAATTGTTGTTCACAACGGTAACGGAGTACTTTTCCGAGCCTAGTGGTTTCCCTAATCCGTAGTTCGTTGTTTTATTCATTTACATCCGTCCTTTCTCCCTTTGAGGATTTCTTTATAAATGTCTTGAATCTCTCGTAATCTTCGGTAACTTTTTCTACCACAGATGTGGGAAGATTCAGTTTCAACTTTTCAAGCAACCATTTTTCGGCTTTGTTTGATTCGTCAACCTTTTCCGAAAGCTCCTGCACTGCTTTTATCAGATACGGGATTACTTTCAGCAGTTTAATTGTGTTGATTTCATCATCGCCCTTTGTGGCGTATCCGACAAAATCGGGGTTTACCTCGTTTAACTGCTGTGCTATGAATCCGAGGTCTTCATGCTCTCCGCTCTCAATCCAATCGAACTGAACCGCCTGCATGCTGTTGATAACGTCAAGAGCGTTTACATCTGAGGGGGATATGTTTTCTTTCAGACGTGCATCTGACGTTGTATTTATGTCAACATTGTTTATGTCCCAGTTGTGCATATCAATGTTTCGGTAAATATCAGCTGTGTTTCCGTTCGATATTGTAAAGTCCGAGCCGTTAAACTTTATGCTGTCTTCAAAACGAAACTTAGATGTTTTATCGTAGTAAAAGATTCGGGTGTAGGTGCTGCTTTCGTCTTTTCTCATGCCCCATGACATGTAATCGCCGCCACCCGACAAGTCAAACACAATGCCAAGGTCTCCGTCTGTGGTTTTGTTTGTTCCAATAAATCCCAAATATTTGCTTTCGCTGTCTTTTTCTCTGTAGAAAAGGATTCCTTGATTGTTTATTCTTGCTACTTTCGTTCGGTCTGAAAGCTCATCGGTCAGTTTTCCGCTGCCATAAATGCTTAAACCGCCCTCGTTCATAACGGTTCTCGAGGATGTGTCATTGCTCCATAAATCGCCGTTGTGTCGAATTTGTAATTTTGCGGCGGTCAAGTCATCGCTTGCAGTAGAATAAGCACCAAAAGCGACATCGCCGTTTCGTTTCAAAGAGGTATAACGAGTTGTGCCGCTTGACGTTCGTGCTGAATAAATCTCGTTCGTTGATATGTTCCAGTTTCCTATTTTACCCGAATCGGCGGTAATTTTACCGATAATTTCGGCAGCACCTTTGTTCAGATTTATTGTAAGTGTGCCGTCCGCAGACGTTAAAACGCCTGTCTTTATGAAATCTGCACTTATCACGCCGTCCATTGTGATTGCAATGTTGTATGTTCTTTCCGAATTGTCTGCACCTGTGCAGTTGTTTGAGTACCCCAGTCCGTTCAGATTCCACCGCCATATCTTGACGGCTTTGTCGGGGTCAGGGTTGTCCATAATAAGAATTTCGTTTCGCTTACTGCTGTCAAGCCTTAGCAAAACATATCCGCCGATACAACTGTTTAAGTATTCGTCCTGCAAGTTCAGATTGACAATATCGTTTGTGACTTTCAGAATTGTTTGTGCCAACTGTGCCGTAGAATCGTATTCTTTTCTCAAAGACGATTCCTGCCCATAGCTGTTTACTGTTGTCGAACCACGGTAATACCATGTGATGTTCATCGCTATTATGTTTGCGTAAGTCCCATAATATTCCTCATCACTTGTCGGCGTTTGTTTTAGCTTTGCAAGTTCGTCATGCGTGTATTCTGCCATATCGTCATGGGTCATGTGCGAGAGAAACTTGCTGTCCTGCGGATTTGAATAAAATCGGATAGTGTCGCCCACGTCAAGTGCAGGGTCTCCGTTTTCAACAATGTCGCAGATTCCATACGTCAAGCTTGAAAATTCGGTTAAGAGGTTGTTCAGCAAGTTTCCAAGACTTGTTGTGTCTTTGCTGTTTAAAAACGGATTGCTACTAAAATCAAGCATGTAGCCTGTTTTTCCAACCGTAACATCAACGCTTTTTGACGTAGTGACTTTAAACCCTGTCAGCGTGACTTCGTAGTCTGATAACTCTCCCGAAAACCTGTCATTCGGGTAACTGTACGCATCAATACTGCTGTGAAACGCTCTGACTTGAAATTTACCGTTGCGGTCTATGTACCCGAATGCACCGATAGCCTGTAGCACATACGCAAGCACATCTCTGCATGTGTACGTTGTATTACTGTCGGACGGCAGTGACAGGCTGACGTTTGAGTTTGGAAAATCGTCAAGGTCTTCAAATCCCTGCGTAACACCGCAGTAAGAACATGCGTATGAAATCCATGCGTTAGGTGGGTGTGCCGATTCCGCATAAGAACTGTCAATGTCTTTGTCGAACTTTGTTATATCGTCAAGGCAGATGATGTTCACACTGTCCGAGGAACGCTTTATCTCGCTTGTTTTGAAAATCCCCAAAGGAACGTATTCGTACAAATCGTTTCCGCTTGAATCCTCGCCTATTTTAAGCCCGAATTTCAAGTCGAAATACGCACCGTTGTATTTGTAAACGTTGTCATTCTTGTCATAGTACAGCGACATTCCCATTTCACTTGCGTAAACCGTGCCGAAATCAATATCGTTCTGCGATACGCACCGCTTGTTTATGTAAAGACTGCCTTGCACGATATCTTCATCGCCAATTGTAACGCTTGTCCCGTCCTTAAGCTTGACTGTGCCTACAATTTTAACATCACGCACGTTCTGTTGAATTGCTGTTTTGTAGTCACTTGTTACCTGATACAAACATTCTCCCCCTTTCTTTTTAGTATTCGATTAAATCACATGAAAACTGCCACCACGTTTTTGACTGCGTGTTACTGGGTCTTAGCAGTGAACACGTTCTGTCGCCTGCGTACATTGTTTTCGACTGGTACTTTCCTGTTGTCGAATCGTAAAATGTAGCGGTGAATTTTTCAAGCGAAAGATAGCTTTGAAGTGTTTGCAGGTCAGCCTCCTGCACAATCCACTCAAACTGTAGCTTATACACGTTCGCCCTTACTCTGTCACGTTTCAGATACCCTGTTTCGGAGCGTGATGTTTTCTCCGAATCAAGGTCTGAACGCAACACAGTAAAAGACGAAGGTACAGGCATAGCAACGTTGTTTATCTTAAGATATGTTACCACTTCTGCACCTCCTATTCTTATCTTTTTCCATTACTGCGAACTGCCTGCCGCTTGTTGTATGCGTACTGCTGTTCGCCTACCATGTTTCCGTCAACGTATGTCGGCACGGTGATGTAAATATCGCCGTCACCCGAACCGCCGTCTGACGAGGCATTTTTGATTGCTTTGTAAACGGCAGTTGCGATTGCCGTTGTGATTTGGTCATTGTTTGCAACCGCTGTTTGTGAACCGATTCGTCCGACAAGTTCGGATTTGCCGTCCTCGTTTGCGTAGAACAAATCGGCTTTTTTTGGGAAACCGCCCGTTGCATAGCCCGTAACTCGTCTGTTTTTCGTTGTGAAGTCTATTGACTTTATCGCCGTTACTGAGGCAGGGTCTGCCGCCGCTTTCAAGCCGTCTTGAATGGTTTTCAGTGACGGTACGGCATCGTTATAAGTGTTCATGAATGCTATTTCAAACGATTCAAATCCGCCTAAGAACGTGTTCCATGTGCTGGGGAGATTCTTTATGCCTGTTTTAAAACCGCTGCTAAGCGTTGCAGCCGCATTTTCCCCGGAAGAAGTTAAATCAATATCAATATCGTAATCGAGGCTGTCGGGCAGCATATCGCCGACTGCGGTTGCCATAGCTGACGTCACACTTTCTGACGTTAATTTGCCTGTTACTCCATTGGCATAATCATCTCCCGCATCAACACCAGCGGCTTTTGCAAATGAGCTTAATTTTTCCATAGCGGTTTCGTATTCTTCTTGCGTTTCCGCACTGGTTACTTCTTCTTTAATGCTTTTAATCATATTATCTACATAAGCATTACCTGAATCTTTATAAACTGAATCTAAATATTCCTGTAGAGTAGTGCCATATGTGTTTTGCATAAGGTTGCTTATTTTTTCGGAATATGTCTCTGCCGCCGTTTCGGCTGCATCAGCATTGAATAACCTTTCGTAATCACTGGCTGTCATACCACCTTGTAGCAGTGAGTTTTTGATGAGGTTTTCAGCACCGCCCGAAAGACCATATTCTTCAAGCGTTTCTTTTATTTTCTTTTGTATTGCCGCTTTAGCTCTTTTACCGGTGCCACTCTTGCCAAATAAACTGCCAACTACTTTTGTATCAAGCATAAATGTGCCAAAACTTTCCAAATACCCGCCTTTTATATCTGATTTCATCTGTGTTATGACATTTTCGACAGCGTCATTTATCGGCTCCAAGCCTTTCGCTATTTCTTGCACGTCTTTTTCTTTAAGGTCAAATACTTTTGTGAGCGTACTTCTAAGTGTTTCGGCTTCCTCGTCCGACATTCCCGATGCTGCTTGCAAATATGTTATTTGGTCTTCGATATTTTGTTTGGCGGTGTCGAGTTCTGACAACGTCTCATGTATGCTAGAACCGATTTCGCCTAATGCCGTTTGAGTTGTGTCGAGATTCTCAAGGTTTATATCTGTGCTTGACAGTGCTTCTACCTCTTCGCTTAATTTTTCGTATGTTGATGCCGAAGGACCCATGTCGACACCAGACAGTGTCGCCAATTCATCAGTGAGTTCGGTTAATTTGTCTTGGTCTTCGCTAGTCAGAGTGCCTTTTGACAAGAGTTCGGAAATTTGCTCGGTGAGTTCATCAATTCTAGTGTTTATGTTGTCTGAGGCACTATCCAAAATATCGTTAAGTGCATCAACATCTCCGCCAACCGCCGTAACGAAGTCTGCGTTTGCATTGACGAAATTTCTTAAGTTGGAAACGGCTGTATCTGCATACGATTTTGTGTTATCTGCTAAGTCTTTGTATGCGTCTTGAACTTCCGTCATTTTTTCAGTGTCCCAATCGTCTGATGACAATCCTTTAATCAATGTTTTGACCTTGTCATAAGAATCTTGTGCACTGTCGCCTATAGCACTAAGCGAATCGGTTGCATCATTAAACGTAGATTCCGCCTCTGTCAGCTTTGAGCAGTAGTCCTCAATGCTTGTCGCCACGTCTGTGATGTTCGTTCCTGCTGTCTGCCATTCAGAATCCAGAGCGGCTTGTAAAGCCTCGTCTGCTTTCTTCTTTGCACCTTTTGCCGCACCGTAAATCGCTCCGAAAGCCGTTGCGACAGCCGCAAGTGCTAAACCGGGTCCGCCGCCGAAAATCCATGCCAAGGAAAATCCACCGAGAACCAGTGCCACATCTCCGAGTGCTTTTTTCCAAGTAAGTGTGTCCGAAGTGAGGCTTTCAAAAAAATTGTAACTGCCTAATCCTGCCAGTCCTGCACCGACAAGCGAACCAAGGAGTTTTTGCGTTTTTGTCAGACTGTTTCTAAAGCTCGTAACACCGTCTTTCAGTTTTCCGAAGAACGATGTAGCGGTTGAGTTTTTAAATCCGTCAAGGAAATTGCTCAGCCAACCTTTGACAGTCTTAATGATTTTCAGTTCGCCAATGGCTTTCTTGATTTTGCCCCACGCCTCTACAACTCCGCCAAGTTTGGTTATGAATTTTGCAATTTTTGACAATGCCCACAACCCAGCCATTACTTTTGCAAGCGTTTTAATGGTCGAAGTGTTCTTTTTTATCCAATCTCTAAGGCTCTTAAACTTCTTGATTATTTCGTCAAGTTTCTTTTTCGCCTTTTTGTAAAGTTCGTCCGTCTGCTTGTCAAGCCCCGACAGAAAATCGTATTCGGGCAAATCTACGTCCCAGTTCGATGTATCAGTCGCCGATGTGTCGGTAGATGTGCTTGTACCGCTTGACGTTGTTGTGTCGCTTTGCAGTACGTTGATTTCATCGAATCCTGCAAGTCGCTGAACTTCCTTTACCGTATCTGCGACTGCATCTGCCGCATCGTCCGCCGAAGTGGCGTAATCGTCCATATCGTCTGTTGCCGAGCTAAGACCTGTACTGCTGTAGTCAATGTCGGGCAGTTCAAATCCCCAGTATTTTGCAAGTTCGTTCGCCAAATCAGTAAGAAGTCTGATTGCAACCTGTAAGTATGGTATAAGCTTAACAGCAAACACGCTTACAATGTTACCGACTGCACGTTTTAGTTGATTGAACTGTTGCGTTAAAATACGCATAGAGTTTGCAGGCGTAACAATCGTTCGTGCCATGTCTCCCATAGCGTTTGTCGACTGTTCCATAATCGCCAAATATCTCAACTGCGATTTTTGTGCCTGCGTCATAGTGTTGATGTTCTGCTGAATACCGTTCTTGTAAGCCACCTGCTGTAGGGTAGCGGCGTCAAGTGCATATCCTAAGCGGCGGAGAGGTTCAAGTTCGCCAGAAATACCCGACTGTAGCTTTTGCATAGCCTCGTCTGTGTCAATGTTAAAGAATGATGAAATGTCATATCCCAACTGCGTGAGGTTTTTGCTCATGAGGTTTGCCTTTTCCTCGACAACTCCAAATCCTGTTGTTATCTGCTTGAAAACACCCTGATTCTGAATCCATTCGGACGTGTCTATTCCGAGTGCCTCATTTACCGCCTCTGCGTAATCAAGTGCCGATTCCGCCGCATCGCCCATTGCAACCGTGAACAGGTTGAGGTTTTCAACGTATTCGTTGCTTGATTCAAGGCAGTCCGCCAAAGCACTTGACAGCCTTGATGCCGCATAAACAACCGCAAGCATTCTTGCTTTTACCTTTGTGAGTGCCGTATTAATCTTTGTAGCCGCTGTAGACACCTGTGTGCTTGAATTTGCAATCTTCGTGTTTTCATTTTCAACCTGTTGCATACTCGCAGGCAGTCTAGTGTAACTTGTCAGCAATTCGGCATTCTCACTCACAACTCTTTGAATGTTCACAGGCAGGCTCAGATAACTTGACGATAACTGCGACATAGCACTTGCAAGCGGTGTTACAGCCGCCGTGACCCTATTCATATCGTTCGCAAACGAATCGAAATTCATTGCATTCAGTTCCTCTGCCACAGTGGGCAATCTGCTCACCGAGTTGACGAACGAATTTATATTAACCTCGCCAAGCGTTGTAAGCGGCATTACAGCGTTTACAAGCTCCGAGATGTTGTCTGAAACGTTCGGCATGGACTCAAGGCTACTCGCCGCCGTCCTCAGCGTTTCTATTTGCTTTTCAAACGAGTTGAGGTTTGGCACGCTTACGCTGTTAAGTGCGTTAACCTCGTTTACAAGTGCCGATATTTTCCCTGTGCCAAAGCTTAGGTTTTGAATTTTCTCACTTATTTCAGCAAGCTTGTTTAATTGATTCTTGATTTTTGTCAATCCAGTGCAACGTGAAGTTGCCTCCTGCAATTTATCAATTGCCGATACAAGCTTGTCTATGCTTTTTTCTGCACTTGTGCTTGACGCACCTATTTCGATTTGCAGTTCGTCTATGTTTATTTCGTTTGCCACTCGTTTCACCTGCCTTAATCTTTCGGGAGATAATCAAAAGCCTTTGTCCAATTGCTCATTTGCAGTTCAAATCGAACGTTCTCGTTTTCCTTTTTCTGTTCTAGCTGTTCTTCCGTCATGTTTTCTTCCTCTTTGCCTAGCTTGTACGGCTCTCTTCGGTATTCAACAGGTGGCGAACCTTTTTTCTTGAAAGCGTTTGCCATTACGCAACTGAACGCCTCGAAATTGTACTTTCCCTGTAGCCAACAATGGAAATTTTCATCGTCAAGCTGTCGCTTTTGCCGCTTTTTTTCGGCTTCACGATAAAATTTTGGGAGGGATAAATCTCCCTCCCAAAACTCCGTATATGACATACCGATTGAAAGATAAAAAGGGAAAACTTCCTCAAAAATTTCGGTGTATGTTTTGAACTCAGGCTTTTGCCTGTTTACTCCCAGTGAGTAAAATTTCCGTTTTCTTCCTCTGTTTCGTCCGTTTCGCCGTAAAGTGCTGTCATTGTGTCTGAATAAAGTTCAAGAAGTCTTTCACGAAGTGCGCCTTTGTTCGGAATGGTTTCGTAAATTTCGTCAATGAGTTTAGAATTCAGATTCTTGTGGTTTGCAATGAACGCACCACGGAAAAGTGCATCGGAGAACGTAACAATCTGCTGCATTGCTTCATCGCTTACTCTGAATCCGTCACGTTCCATTGCTTTAATGGACTTTCTTGTAAATTCAAGCTTGTAATCTTTTCCACCGTATGTAAATCTGATAGGCTCTGCCATTTTCAATTCCTCCTGTTAATTAGGATTTTGATGTTTCTGTGGGCTCTGAAATGCTTGTCGGTTTGGTTACCCAACGTGGCTGATTCTGCGGTGTAACGTTCACGTTAGTTGTGAGTGCACCGTTTACCTCGATTGCAGGAAGTCCCTGTGCGGACGGCTCACAAGCGAAAGCCATTGCTTTTTCAAGGCTGGGGTGAATGATGAAAAACCAAATGCGTTTACCTTCTGCATTGGCGGACTTGTATTTTGCCATCAACTGATTGTCCCATACATCAATCAAAAGTGCAGTTAGGTTTGCACCGAACGAAATTGCACCGCCCAAGTCCTTAAGACCCTGCACGTACTGCTTGTACTCTGTCTGTGAAAGGTCTGTAACGTCAATTGTATCAGGCGTAGGGTTTAACTCAGGTGTTGATGTAATTGAGGGCAGGTACTGAAGGCTTGTTGTCGGCATCGTGCCTGCCGTTTGTTCAACGCCCCATGCCACACGCACACCCAGTGTGCTTAAGTTTATTGCTTCGGACATTTTGTCTTCCTCCTTTATGAAGTGTAAATCCAACCGTCACTGCCTATGACGGCTTTGAATCTCATCTTTATTCTGTAAATTTTTAAATCCGCAAGATTGTCAAGCGGTTGACACATTGTTCGTGTGAAATTGTGTTCCGTGAGAACATCGCTGATAACTGCGGCTATTTCTTTTGCCTGCCGCTTTTTACCACTTGTCAGATTGCTGTAAACGTCAACTTCATACAAAACCGTAACGTGGTTCTCTATGCCGTCCATAGCACGTGTGCGTGTCAGAACAGCATTATCGCTCTGAATAACGCTCACGGCGGGGAACAGTGTTTGTACGGTGCTTACAGGCTCTCCTGTGACGAATATGCCGTCTTCTCCGTACTTTTCATACAGAGGTTTTGCCACCATGTCTATGACTTGATTTTCAAAATCAATCATTTGCCAAAAACCTCCCGAAATATCACATTTGCGTTTTGCCTGATTTCTTGTGCCGTTTCGTACATGAACGGTCTTGACGGCAAACCCTCGGTGAATTTCCATGTGCCGTCATCGGCAGGATAATACCACCCGACACGTCCGTCAGACAGTGTCACATATGTTGTGCCGCCCATGTATTTATAGCTTGTCTTAGCCATTGCCTCACCCACATACGGCGTAGCCATACCTCTTGTACCTGTGCCGAATTCCACAAACACCGCATAATCGCACGAAACACGGATAAAACCTCTCATTGTTCCTGCATCGAAAAAACTGTTTACCGTGCTGAGTAAATGCCCTGTATCTGGGATATTCATCTCAACAATTGTTGCTTTGCAGACTTCAAATCCGTAAGCAACCAATTCAACCACAGCCTGTTGCACTTTTTCTCGGATTTCTTGTTTGTAAGCGATAAGTTCTTTTTTTGCATTTTCAATGCTTTTCGTACTTAGCGACATTTTAATGGTCTTCATTCACAGTCACCTGCTGTATTGCGTATACCGTTTCGTTTAAGGATTCGGCTTTTCGCTTTACGATAAAATTGTGTGGCTTTTCGGCAGATATGCCTATCCACAGCAGACTGTTTTCGTTTATCGGACAGTTCGTGTCCGATATGCTCATTACTCTGTCATAATCTGACAAATTGCCGAACATTTCAGTCGATATATCGCCCGCGTTGGCTGAAACGTATATGTCAAGTGGTTTTTTTTCGTCATACACAGGAATATTTTCACCCGTGAAATGTCCGTATTCGTCTTTTGCCTTTTGTGTTTCAAGCAGATTCGAGTAAAAAATCCGCTGTTGAT